GAAGGAGGAGAGGGTTGTTTAGGTTCATATTCATCTGGACCAACAAGTAAACCGTTCCATTCTTTACGCATATCACGATATAAATATCGAAAACTAGATCTATCTGATATTGCGTAAGAATGTTTTCCTCGTCCAAATTTAGCCATTAACTAACCCTAAAATACTCAAACTGAGGTACAACCTTAAAAGAAGCTCTGTCTCTATCTTCGGTCATAGCCCTTTCAAACTCCTCTTCATAAACAGCTTTTAATAATTGTGTTTTATTTGGAGCCCTTTTAATTGAAATATAATACGCAAGACCTGCTGCTAGGCAAGGAAAAAAGCGAAAAGGCATATCCACTGTATTAACGTAAGTATCTGCATCATCCATACGTGTTAAAGCATCAAATATGACAGTATCTGTTGAGTTTTCTGGCACAGGCCAAAGTTTTAAAACAGGTTGTATTTGTCTATCCAAGAAAAATTGTGAAGGCCTAGCCTCTGTTGTTTTAGTTGGTATGGCAAGATACGTATCTCTACTAATCCTATCTAAAGAAAAATCTGTGCCGTCTCTTCTTACTACAACAGATAAAACGTCAATAACACCAGAATCTAAAGTATAATTGCCCGTGCCTTTTGTTAAAGCTTGTGTTGATTGAGATATAGTCCATTGGTTTAAACCTCTATTAGCCCATTCTGCCAACATAAGATTAAGAGAACGTCTGGCTGATTTTAAATCATAACCCGTTCTAACCTCTATACCACAACGCTCAAAAGCTTCTTCGATGTATTCTGCTACGTCTAGTTCAAAATCTGTGCTACCTGATACCGCCATTATTTTACTTTCTTTTTATCGAACATTTTTGCTCCTTGGCCTGCTGCAATTAACCCACCGCCAATTTTAACTCTTCCTGTGCCAAATACATTTTGAAGAGCATCATTAGCCCTGACACCTATGGTAGCTCCTGCAACTCTTTTTATAAAAGTTTTACCGTTTTTTTTCATTTTTTTTCTCCTTTTCAACAGGTTCCGCATACATGTTATCAAAAATTTGATTTACGTCTAGTGTGTAATCCAAATCTGATTTTGAATAATGTATGTGATGTGATGGTTTAAAATCAGGCGGTCCCTCACCTGTTACCCACCAAGCAGGGTGTGTGACTCGAACCCTATTGTTAGGTAAAGCGACTATATTACCTGTATACTCATCTGCTTCTAACAACTGCAAAACATGACTTTGCTTATGTTGTGCAGGGTCGTCTGCTATTTCACTTTCAGCATAATCTACAGTAAACAAATATTTTGCAGGATAAAATTCACTTCCTATCTTTGCAATCCAAGGACATGGTTGAGCCCTATTAATTTGATATACTGAATGATGATGCGAGGAACAATCCCAAGGTTGAGCTAAATAGGTAGGCATAGGTTCAGGCCATCCTTCAAAATCAAAGTCACCTACTAATGCCGTTAGTGGCATTCTTGCCCACATAGCACCTCCATGTACGTTTTCCTCCGCACCTTCTTCCAAGCCAGTAAAGATAACTTGGAAGCTTAATGATCTGCATGGCATAGTTGTAACGGCAACCGCCATAGCATGTAAAAATTCACCATGATATTTTTCATGGTTATGCGTATATTCTCTACGCACCCAACATTTAAAATGTGGGATGTTACTTTGTAAGTAAGCCATATTTCGTCTCTTTTTTTATTTATTATATTTTTTTACAGTACCGCCTTTTGACATCATTTTCATTTTGTCTTTTTTAACAGTACCACCTTTTGACATCATTTTAGGTTTGTTGTTTTTCATCATACCACCTTTTGACATCATTTTGGGCTTATTATTTTTAATCATTCCGCCCTTCGATTTCATTTTAATAGCACCACCTTTAGATTTCATCTTGGTAGTGCCACCTTTAGATTTCATTTTTTTGAAACCTGCGTTTCCTAAATTTACTCTTGATCCTGCCATTTTACTCTCCTAATTTAATAAAGTAACTAAAGTGACAACCGTGGCAGCAAGTTGTAAAGTCATGCCACCAAGGATTGCCCAAACCCTAAAGTCAATCTTGTCAATATCTTTTTTAAGATGGACTAAATGATTTGTTTCCATTCTATTTACTATCTCTGACACAATAGAAATTTTTTTATCCAACTCATGTATATTAGGTTGGTCTTTTCTAACTGCCATACTTAGTATCCTTTTCGTACCTGCATAATAACAGTATAGGTATCATTACTTGCATGACCCACCGTGGTAAACATAATGTCCCCAGTCACACCTGTTCCTGCATTGTTAGTTAGTCCACCAAAACTGGTATAATCGTGATGACCACTTTGGTTTTCACCTAATTCAATACAAAAAACATCTGTATCAGCGTCAAACAAAATTTGAACCTTCATGCCATTACATTGCCACCATATTTTTTCAATAGTAGCGCTTGTACAAGTATCACCGTCAGCACTTGTTGCCAAAGCAGATACGTCTACTTTTTTAACAGCAGATTCTCCTGAACCATCAGAAATGTTTGTAAACTTTAAGACAGCCTTATTAGGACCGTCTATAAGCGTTTGAGAGGTTACTGCGTCTGCCATACTTTACTCCTTTATCTCACCACGCAAAAGCATGGCTTTATATTCTGCGCTTCCCTTTGGGGGAAGCGCCTTTTTGGAGGAAGATTTAGTTGTGACCCAAGCTTCATTTTCTGGAGTGTTAGGATCGTCTGGTATAAATTTTCCAGATTTAGTTCTGGCTCTCTTTTTGTCAGCCATCTAACCCTCCATTATCTGTTTTGAGCTGCAAACATATAATCAATATTCATTGATTTTGTGCCCGTTGCAGAACCTGAAAGTTCCATCGCTCCTAAAGCTAAATTTTCGTCATCTGGAATATTAGCAGTATGTGTAGCTACTAAATTTCTATTTACAAAAAATTCAACACTACCTGTTCCCTTAACATGAAATCCGAGTGTTACGGCTGTGCCACTTTCAATATCTACACCTGAATCAGTTGTAGTTGCAGTGCCATCTTTTTCAGTAACACAATCTATGTTACTGTCGCCATCGTCCACTTGAAAAACAATTCTATCAGCAGCGGTAAGCATAGCTTCTGGGTTAGTTGCAAAGTTTACAGTTAAACCTATACAAATATCCATTGCATCACCTTCCGCATCAGTAGGTGTTATTTTTGTTTCAAACCAAATGTCTCTGGTAGTTGCTACGGCAAATATTTCATTGCCTTGAATAGATGCACCGTCATTGTCTGTAGTAGCTTGTGAACTTAATGTCACCGCACCATTCACGACGTCAGCAGCAATTGCTGCGGAAGCACTTGAATCTTTTACCACAGTCCAATCATTTGTGTTATCTAAAGCAACACCTGTAAAATCGTCCATATAAACGACATAATCAGGGTTTTTATCTATTGGTAGGTTTTCAAACCACTTTCTTTGACCGTCTTTTCCTGCGAAAAGGACTGGTCCAGTAAAATGTACAGCCATGTCTAATCTCCTGTCTTGGCTATTGTCAATCACACCATGCGATTGTCAGAAGTTAATATTGGGACTATACAATAAAAAACAAAAGGCGACAAGTGTCGCCTTTTATTATTTTTAAATTAAGCTCCTGGTGTTCCGAAAACACATCTCCAGTCAGATACACCAAAGGAGTATCTTTCTCTAGCTTTAAATCGCATGTTAGAGGTATCGAAATCCCCTTCCATTGCTGTTTTAATAGGTGATCTATTAAAGTATTTAAAACCATTTGGAGCGTCTGTCTTAATAAAGAAAGCGTCAGTATCAGTTAAAAAGTGATTTACTACCGCTCCCTCTGGAAGCATACCCATGCTCTTATTGGCATTGATATCGTTGTCAGCAGTACCAGGACGAAGATTAGAATTAATAACTCTCTCCGCAATAAACTGAAGTTCTTTTGGAATGATCAGTTTCATACCACGTACAGCGATTTTTAAACCACGCTCGTCTGTTAGACCTGCTATGTCAATAAGCATTTGCTCTAAAGAAGTCTCGTTCAGATCGGCTGCTGTTGAAAGCAAGTTTCTCTGATTACCTGATATTGCAGGGTGAGAAGAAGAACAAAGAGCAGCCCCGTCACCTACTGGTGAGGTTGTACTAAACGCATTGTTTAAAATAGCTGCTGCCTTTATTTGCTTAGTTTGAGACATGGATCTAGCCAAAGCTTTTGTATATCTGGAAGCAAGACGATCATAAAGATTATCTTCAATAGCCTCTTCAGTAATACTGAAAGCAAGAGCAATAGTTTCATGTGTATAACGTGCAGTAAAGGTTTCTTGAGCATCGTCAAAAGAGATGGCGGAGCCCTCTGCCTTGACAGGTGCAGTCCCGAAACCAGAAAGCATTACTTCTTCTTCGAAGGCTCTGTCAGAAGCTTCTTCGTCGTAGATTTCTGCATGTTCTGCATCGTAACGATCATACTCAAGACCAAATAAAGCATTAAGTCCAGGTTCAAGCTCTTTCGCTAGTTGTGCGCGAGATATAGCCATATTTCATACCCTCCTTATATGCCTGTCGAAGTCGCAGTGGTCTGCGAATCAAATCGACTGGTCGGTGCATTGAAATGAGCATTGAGTCGAACAATAAGAGGGATACCCGCAGCAGTGAAATCACTGTTTGCTTCATCATCCATTATTCCCACAATTCTCAACGGAAGCGTTGCTGTTGTTGCAATTGAACTAACAGATAAAGCACCATTTGCTCTTCCCGTATCAGTTGAACCTGTACGAGCAGAAGTGCCTAAAGAAGCATTAGCAAAGACCGCAGTCAAAGCTGTTGCTCTATCGGTTAGTGTTGCGTCAGAGGCAACTTTAAATAACTGATTAGGATTATCAGCTACAAACGCTTTTACAGGGTGATTTGTATCGACGCTTACGCTGTTAGATCCAGGCCAGTAATTTAAAAATGTTGTTTTCTTTGTCGTTGAGTCAACGTACTCAACTCCCATCAGAACACCTAATGCCTGTGTAGTACCACCACTTGTAGCACCTGCTTGGTCAATTACCCCTGCTGAGGTTGGTACTACGATAGCACCATTGAACAAAGCATTAGTATTGTTAGAGGCAATCTCATACTGGGTTGTTCCAGTTGAGTTTGTAGCGCTTCCAACAAGCCCGATAGGACGAAGACCAAAGGCTGTTTCTTGATTAGCCATGTTTTAGACCTCCTAAGTCCTAAAAGGCAGTCCTATTTTGGACCACCAAAAGTTACACGTGACTGACGATCAGGTTTATTAATCGTCATGGTTGAATGTTGATTTTCACGCATAAGATCCGCATCCACTGCTTCCATTTGATCGCTACTCTTTCTTCTAAAGTAGTCCTCTCTTTCTTTCACAGTTTCCTCTGGTATCCTAGCCAAAATCAGACCACCTACGCCAAATACACCTTCGTATTTACCTGAATTGACGATTGGAAGCTCAAAATCAGGATATTCGTCTGCTCTCACAGGTTCCCATCCTTCTCTTAGTCTTGCACTCATATTTTTTGAGTCATCAAAACCTCTAGCTTCCGTTCTAATCCAACGGTGTTTAAAACCAGTTGGAGCAGGCGGTGCATCTAACATAGAGGGAGGAGCCCACGGCTTACGCACAGCCGTCTTCTCTCTCGTTAAGTTCGCGCGAGGAGTCCTCTTAATTTCAGAATTATTAGTGTTATCGTTCATTTTAATTACTCCTTCACGTATTTCGCGTATTCTTCAAGTGGCACTCCCAACTTCTTTGCTATTGCAACTTGGCTAGGGGAGAGTCTAACCTTTCTATTTGTGCGTCCAGTAGTGCGTGATACAGAAGCAACCGTTTGGACGGGACGTTTACTTCCTCCGTTTAACCTCTGCGGAAATGTTTCCGCCATTTGTCGATCAAGTTCATTATAGTACTCATCTGTCTGCGGGTCAAATCCTTCTTGCTCAACTAATTTTTTATGTATACCAAAAGCTGCGTAAGTCATAGCCTCATCTTGACCAAACCACTCATTTTTTGTAGCCCATTGCTCTGCTTTTGGGTCTGGTCTTCTTGGCTGTTGAGCAACTTGTTGTTGCTGTACAGGCTGTTGAGCCATCATTTCTTCTTGTTTTCTTTGCCTTTCCTGTTGCATTTTTGCTTGGTTGGCTCTGTCATTTTCAATAGCTAATGCCGTAATTTTGCGTTGCGCTTCTACAACAGCTTTTGAATCAGAAAGCTCCATTGCCTTTTCTAATTCTTTTTCAGCCTCAGCTATTTGAGAAGCTACTCTTGTCGAATATTCAGAAACATAATGCTGATCTAAACTATTCAATCTATTTTTTATGTTGTCATTTTCACTTTTGACGTTTTGAGCATATTTAATAGCTTCTTGCTCTCGTCTTTCCGCTTCACGCATTTTACGTGTCAGCTTATCAATTCTTTTTTGTGTAGCACTTTCTGCTTTATCAAACTGATCTTCTTTTACGTCATCCGTTTGTGGCTCTAAGGCTAATTCTTTCTGTTCAGGTTCTTTAACCTCAACCTCTGTATCATTCTGCTCTACTACATCTAAGGGTACTTGATCTTCTTTTTCTGCCATTGTTACTTCCTAAAAATTTAATATGTCTTCTGGATCTGCTATAGTTGATAGAATTTCGTCATCATTTAAAATTCTAACTTCACCGCCTTCTATAAAAAAGCGAGAACCTGCGTATCGGGCAAACATAACCCAATCTTTTTCTTTACACCAAGGGCCTGTTGGAAATTTTTCTTTATCTTTATAAGCTAAATCACCTATTTTAAGCACATAACCAACCTGTGTAGAAACATTATGTTGATCTACAACCTGATCGGGCAACACTACACCGCCCTCAGTTTTTCCTTTACCTTTATGTGGAAGTATCAAAATTCGCCAACCTGTCGGTGTTGGCATTCTTTCTAACAAACTTTCGTTGTCTTCTTTAGTCATCGACTTGCTCCTGTTTATCTAGCAGGCTCTTGAGTTCCTGTTCAATGTGTTCAAGGCTTTTTAAGCCCCCGATTATTTCTCTATAATGCTCCATATTCTTGACCTCACCAAAAACCAGTGCATCTTGAAGTATGTTGCGTCTTTCCCTTATAACACGAAAAATAGCTTCTGCAAGATAAATCTCAGTCATTCCTATAAAACCTTATATATTTATACAACAAGCTCGAAATGAACTGCATCTATAAATGGGCGTCTGCCTTCCGAGCGTCTTAAATCAATATAGGAGTTCATGGCTTCTTCCATCGTGCCATCCCAATCTCTTATATCGGGTATATGCCATGCTGCACCCCATCGTAATCCTACGTTATTGTTTCTGGCAGCTTGAGCCATTGCGTCAGCAATATCGTCATACAGATTCAAAGCCCAAGATCCTTTTGAGCCAACATAAGCCATGAGATCTACAGCATGACCTGTAAGGTGTTTCGATTTCATGGTTTTACTGGCGCCCGATTCAAAAAGTTCTTTCTGCTCGGCCTCCGTCCTCAAACCATAATAAACTCCGAAATCCACCTTAGAAAGACCTATGGCATCTTGGGTGATATAAACTAAATCGTCGTTTACACCTTTTAGTTTATCTAACGATCTTTGCGATAATTTAAACGTCATAATCGGCTCCTTTTAACTCTTCTGGGATGATATTTAATTCTTTCAACAGGCATCCTTCTTTGCCCCATATATCTTTGTTTGTAACGTAAAATGGTGATTTTACCATTTTTTACAACTCCAGTATCTTGCAGTAAGTTTGCTTGGCGGGTCCGTGTCACACTTATGTCTTGCTCTAAAAGATTTACGACGATCTGGGCTACTCTTTTTTATTTTCATGTTTGGATCGCCATATCTGATTAATTTAACTTGGTCCCCTTGTTTTGCTAATACAGCAAATTTTTTATTTTTTCCAGGCGTTCTTTTGGGTTTGTTATACCCTGAAAACCTTTCACCTCTGTATGTTATAGACATAATATACTCCTAAGCACTTACAGAACCTTTGGTTTTTTTCCTGCGATCAGCCATAATTACACCACAGCCTCTAGCAACAATACCACCGTTTTTATAGTTATTTCTAAACGGACGTTTGGCTTTGGTATACTCTATTGCACCACCGTCTTTAGCAAATTTTACTTCTGCTTTTTTCGTGTTTTTAACGACGGTCTGCCCCTTTTTGCCTGCTGCTTTCTTTTTGCGGGCGGTTTTTGCTCTTTCTTCTTTGGAGAGACTTCTCGCTTTCGCCAAAGGAAGACACCTGTCAGGATTTTTTTTATCCTTTGAAGTACCGCAAGGACCTTTAATTTCACCATCTGTTCCTATCCTTACCCATTTTTGTTTAACCCATTCTTTTAATTCACCCATTACCTACCCTTTCTTTTACCACCTTTTGCTTTTTTTGCATAGTTCGGATCTTTACAATATTTTGAAGCAGCCAAGTTAGCATAAGCAGAGGGGTAGGTATCAAAAGTTCTTTTGGCCCAAGCTTTACCTTCTGGACAAATTTTACTTCCTTTTGATTTTTTTGATGCTGAACCACCATTTCTAAAATAAGTTAATCCCCTTGGGGTAGCCTGTCTTCTCATTTTGTCAGTCCTTTCTGCTTTTCATTTTAAATTCCTACTTCTTTTTTTGGCTGCTTCAATAGCTTCTTTTTTTGTTTTATGATAACTTGTCGGAATTAATCTATTTTCTTTAACAGCTTTTTTTAATTTTTCTTCACTATAAAGTTTATTATTATGTATACTAGGAATATTAATAAAATTACCCTCACCCATTTTAATAGTAAGAGAAATTTCTGAAACGTTTGAACCTTTAGATATTAAAGTTCTACCACTCTTATCTTTAATGTCTCTTTCAAGTGTTATTATAGGTCTACCTGCTTTAGTCTTCCTGCCTGTAGGCTTTCCCACCCTATTTCTATTTTGCATTATCTATGCCTTGCAGTTTTTTTCATTTTGTCAGTCCTTTCTGCTTTTCATACGTTCTTAATGACCCAATTCCAAGCATTCCTCCAAGAACGGTAAGAAGTGTATTCATGTTAAAACTTGGCAAATCAGGTATAATTATGCCCGTCAATGCGACTATAAAAATAATAACAGGCTGAATAATAAAGTGATAGCAAAAAGCAACCCCACAGACCCAACCAACGAAAGGACGCCAACCACCTTTAAAAAGGCTACCAGAAGCAGCCTCTTCCTTATTAATTGCCATTTGTGCGAGTTGTTGCTCATGGGCTAATTTATCAGCCATAGTAGCTAATTCGTGGGCTAATTTGGCTTTTTGATCTTTGTCCTCTATAACTTTGTCTAATAATTTAGTAGCAGGCTCTATAAGTGTAGTTAACAAACTCATATTTTTTTACCTAAATCTATTTTTATTTTTTGACATAACGGTATTGCATAATAAACTACAGGATTTTCAGAAAGGTATTTTACTTGAATATTACCACTTTTAAAACAATTTATTTCAGTTTCGTGCATTTTTTCAATATCCATCATAATATTACAAGTATCTGCAAAAGGTGAAGAACATACTAAAACCATTGATAACCACATTATTTTTCAACACTCATTTCTTTTTCTTGCTCTGCATAGGACTTAGCTTCCATTGATTTATCTTTATAGGAGGCAGCTATGGTAAAATTAACACTAAAAGATCTTCTTTCCCCTTTTGTTTTAAATGGATAGACACAATGATGCAAATGAGCAGGAAAAACATAAAAATCTCCTACTTGTGGTTTCATCAAACAATTTGAACCTGTATGATTGGCTGCATGTCCATATACAAATTGTATATGCCCATTAGCAGGATGGTGGTCTTTATAGTCCTCTTCCCA